GCTAGTGTTTTATTAGCTGGGTTGGGCGCGTATGGCTTATATAAGAATGTTTTTGAGCATAAAAACACTCAACACGACATTGCTACACCGCATTTTGGTAGTGACTGTGCAAGTGATCGCGCTAAGGCCGTTATGGCAAATAACTACTTTAAATTATTCGCTGATGGCGTTGGCGTAGTTGGTTCTATATTAGGTGTCTCACGCAACGTCATATTGATGCCTCATCATTACACTGGATGCGGAAAGGCACTCTACTTTTATGTGCGTGGGAAGCGTGTAGACATCGATTTTGCTAAGGCTTGGGTTCCAAAAACTATGCTCGAGTCTGATCTTTGTCTAGTTGTGGTTGATCCCAAAATACAGTTTAGAGATTGCGTTAGACATATGGACGGCTTAAAAACTTTCCGTGTGGGTATGAAGCGCCGCGTTTTACTTTGCGGCGCTGATTCTGGAGATGTTCATAACGAGTCCCCATTGACTGTTACGGCCGTGGGGCCTATGCGCTCCACTACCAGTTCTGCGAGCATAATCAAGAGCCAAAGATTTCGTTCTGGTTGTGATGAGTGGACTCTTTCCAACTGTTGGCGATACAGCTTTCCCAGTAAGCCTGGGATGTGTGGTGATCTACTGTTTGATTTTAATACAGGTCACCTCATTGGTATGCACACCGGTGGTTCTTCCGGTGGTGTTGGCTTTGGTATTTCATCTACCCTTTGCTGGGAACAGTTCTCTGATATTAAAATTGCTACTGCCCATATGGGTAGCAAGCTATCTGTTATTAAGCCAAGCCCGATTGTTCCGGTGAGTTCTCTTCGTAAAACCCCTCTATATTCTTTGTTTGGGCCTAGCAAGTTCAAGCCTGCACGCTTACAGCCTTTTGAGCGAGATGGTGTTTTTTATGACCCATATAAACTGGCCTTAGCAAAGTACCAGAGGCCTCTCGTGCCAATTGATTTGTCTTATTTTGAGCTTGCCTCCCACAATGTCCTACAGACCTTCATTGGGTCTGTTGCCAATTTTTCCCAACCCCGCTTACTTACTTTCGAAGAAGCGGTAGCTGGAATACCTGGCAATGACTTTGTTAGGGCAATCCCTCGTAACACTAGTAGTGGGTATCCTTGGTGCCTTGAGTATAAGGACGGTAAGAAAAGCATGTTTGGTTTTGATGGTGATTTCGTTTTTGACACCGAAGGAGCCCGTGCTGTTCGAACGTCTGTTGACATCATGTTGGAAACGTGTCGAAGTGGCGTTGTCCCTGAATATTTCTTTATGGATGTTCTTAAGGATGAAGTGCTACCTAATGATAGTGTTGATAAGGGCAAGGCGCGTTTAGTTTCCGCCTCGCCTATTGATGCTACAATAGTCGGCAGGATTCTTTTTGGCATGTTTAATGCTGATTGGATGTCCGGGCGAATTATTAATTGTAGCGCAGTTGGTATTAATGTTTATTCTGAATGGGATTTGTTATACCGAGAGCTCACCTCTGTTGGTAAGACTAATTGCATCGCTGGTGACTATAGTCGTTACGATGGGAGTCATCGCGTGGAGATCTTTGATATATTCGTTGATAGGGTTAATGAATATTACCAGACCTCCCCTGATCATGATCCTCGCGACGACATTGCTCGTAGGATGTACGTTCGATCACTTAGTACTAGTAACCATATTCGTGGTACTGACACTTGTAAATGGGATCGTGGCATGCCTTCGGGGTGCCCCATAACGACAATTGCCAACACATTTATTGGAATCTGTTTAACCCAGTCGGCTTTTTTGGTCGAAGGAGTTTCTCGTAATTTTAAAGTTAATGATTTACTTAACGATTTCAATAATTACGTGAGGCATATACAATATGGTGATGACGACTTGACAATCGTCCATGATCGTGTTGCGTGGTTTGATCAAGAAGTGAAAACTTCTAGGCTTGCTGAGTTAGATTACATTTATACCGATGATAATAAAGGCGTGAATACGTTTAAATTCCGCCATATTTCTGACGTGAACTTTTTGAAGCGCCACTTCAGATTTGACCCCGATTTTAATTTGGTTGTTGGTCCATTATCCTTAGATAGTGCCATCCAGAAACCCCTTTATTGGGTTCAACGTGGCCTCCAGTCTGAAAGCATTCCTTACGTAAATATTGCACGCGTACTTATGGAATTGAGCCTTCATGGAAAAGGGAAATTCGACGAGTATGCTAGTAATTTATTACGTATAGCTGATGAAGCAGGTTACCCACCAAGATATAGGTCCTGGGCAGCGAACTTTAAATTTTCGCTTGGTCAGGATTACCTTTGGTGGGCCTAATTTAATTAAGTCTCGGACTGACTATAATCGTGACCCGGGTGGCGCCCGTTTTTAAATGTTTAGCCTTGGAGGTTCTTTCCCGTTTTTGAAAATTTTCCGTTGTTAAATTTTCCGCTTGATGCCGTTAGCGTTCGACTGGGGAGTCGTGACACCTATCATTTTAAAGTACAATATGGATAAAGACGTTCATGCACAGCCCACTGAGGCTATTGCTTCAGAAGAGCGAGATATCGTTACTTTTCATGATGCCAAAGGTTTGATTGAAAAGAGCATTGAACTCGCACGAGACCTACCTTCGAGTTACCTTTCTCTAGTTAATGATACTCGTGAGCATTCTATTATATCTTTTCTGCAACGTCCTATACGTTTGGCTACTTTCTCTTGGACTACTTCTTCGGTAGCTTCGGCCTCACTCTATACCGCTAGCTTACCTGCCGATTTAATCTCGGCGCCTGTTATTAAAGAGAAATTGGCTGGTTTTCTTGGTCTTCGTGCGACTGTTAAGGTTCGGGTTCAAGTTAATGCTCAGCGATTCCAACAAGGTCGACTCATTTTGTGTTACTTTCCAATGGAAACACAATTTTCATTGATTCAACCTGGTAGGGCTGACAATACTTTTTCTAAGTTAGTTGGTGTGACTCAACTTCCTCACGTTGACTTGGATATATCTAGTGACACTGAGATGACTTTGGAGATTCCGTTCACAATGCCGGTTAGTTTTTATGATCTGCACAACTCTACTCCTGATTTTGGGAAGTTTAATTTAATAGTCTATTCACCGTTGGTTAGTCCTACTGGATCAGCAAATGTTGATACGACAATATGGGCTTATCTCGATGATGTCACATTGTTTTGGCCTAGTGCTACTACTGGTGATCTTTTTGCATCACCACACTCTGTGACTCTTGGGAAGAGAAAGAAGCTCCCCAATACGCCTCCTATGGACGAAATTCGCTCCAGTTCTCCTGGTACCGTTGAAAAGTTGACCAATGTTATCGGTAAATCCTTGGGTTCTATGCCAGCGATCCCACTCTTATCTGATTTTGTTGTGCCCCTTGTTTGGGTCAATAATATCATTAATGGAGTTGCGAGTGTTTTTGGCTGGTCAAAGCCTACTTACGATAAAGGTGCAATGTTTACGAGCCTAACAACGGCTTCACGCATGGCCAATGCTGATACCCATGATATGTCTCAGAAATTGTCTTTACTGGTGAGTAATTCAGTAGGCGTTCTCCCTGGCTTCGCCGGAACTGATAAAGATGAACTTGATATTCGATCAATAGCCTGTCGCCGAGCTTATTTAAGCAATGCAACATGGTCTACCACGGCTGTTGTTGGTACGGCAATTTATGGTACAAGCATCCAACCAGATACCTTTGGCACAGATGTTTCTGATACATTGTTTTATCCTACACCTGCTGCCTATTGCGCTAGTATGTTCGCTTATTGGCGTGGCTCTGTAGACTTCGTTTTTAAATTTGTTAAAACCGATTTTCACAGTGGACGACTTATGTTCGTTTTCAACCCGGGTGGTAGTGTTCCTGATTGGACTCGCACAAATTATTGTTACCGTGAGATTATTGACCTTCGAGAGTCTAGTGAGTTTACAGTACGGGTTCCTTTTGCTAATTATCGACCATATTTATCAGCTAACGAGTCCACTGGCAGTGCTATACTATATGTGCTTAATCCCTTAGTTGCTACTGGTACGGTGAGTAATAGTATTCAGCTTATAGTAGAAGTTGGTTTTGGGCCCGATATTGAATTTGCTGTTCCTTATTTCAGGGGCAGAATTAAGCTCAATCCACCGCCACCTCCTTCTTTCGCTGAGCCTCACATCGGAGATTTATCTAATACGACTGATTATGATTTATTGGCTCTTGATGGTAGTTCACCCGTTCAGCAAATTGAATCCAGCTCTTTCTGTATTGGCGAAAAAGTGACCAATTTCCGACAACTAATCAAGCGATTTGCCCGTTATGCTTTGGATCACACTGTCTCAAAGGATAATTTCTCTATATTAAATCCGAGTGTCATATATGGGGATGGCGCTAGCTGTGATTACCTCTCTTTAGTTGGGTCTATGTTTGCTTATTGGCGTGGTTCAACGAGAATTAAGTGCATTGTTCCGCCTACAGTTGGAAATGCACGCGTTCGCCTTTGGGTCGATACTGTTTCTAATATATGGAGCACAGTACCGTATACACCTGGGAATAATAGTGTTACAACGTCTGACGTATTGCAACTTATCCCTATTTCTGGCGTTATTGAGGTTGAGGTTCCTCAGTATACGAAATGCCATGCTTACGTACCTTGGGGTATCAGTGTTTACTCCGCTACTAGCCCATACACCTCACCTAATTCAATTTTTGTTGATGTACCACCAGGCACTTTGATTTCATCTTATCGTGCCGCTGGTGATGATTTTGACTGCGGAATGTTCATTGGTTGTCCAATGTTACAATCCGTAGCATAGTGCCCCCCTGTTTTTAAAGGGTACTATTTTCTGGCGCCTTGCATCTTTCTGATGCAATGTTTTATTAATTTTATTGCCGCTCGCCCCGGCCGTATCTTTGAAATTATATGCG